ACAACCGAGCCAACGACCTCGCCACCTACGACAACAGCGTCCTCACCGACCTCCTCGAGGCCCTCGTCCGCTCCGACTTCGGGCTGGAGGGCACCGGCTTTGATGGCTCGGACCTCGACGACCTGCTCGCAGAGTTCACCGACGACACGATTGCCGAGGTCAAAGACGAGGACGAGCTGCCGGCGATCCCGACCGATCCCGTCACGAAGGCCGGCGACGTATGGCTCCTCGGACCTCACCGGCTCATCTGCGGCGATAGCACCGTGATCCTGCCGACCTTGCCAAACGCCAGCGCCGCCCTCGTCGCGACCGACCCGCCTTACTTCCGAGTCGTGGACGCCGACTGGGACGATCAATGGGGCCCGGACGCTCAGGCTTTCCTCCAGTGGCTTGCCGTACTGTTCCTGCACATTGACCGCATCCTCATTGACCGAGGCACCGTCGGCGTGTTCTGCTCGCCGGACATGAGCGCCGGCGTCGAGCTGGAGATGCGCAAGCGGTTCGCCGTCCTCAACCACATCGTCTGGCGCAAGCCCGGACCCGGACGGCTCGGAGCGGCGGACAAGTCCTCGCTGCGGCGATTCTTCCCAACCTCGGAGCGGTTCATTATTGCCGAGAAATGCCGAAACCCTGACGGCGATCTGTTTAGGTTCCGCGACCACGTCAACCACGCCGTCGCTCGGGACGTATATGCCGACATCAGAGAGACGATGGTCAAGGCCCGAGACGCCGCAGGCCTCACAAACTCGCAGATCGACAAGGCGCTCAACCGGGCCGGCATGGCCGGCCACTACTTCGGAGCCTCCCAATGGTGCCTCCCTACCGAGGAGGCGTGGGCCACGATCGTCAAGCTCGCCAAGCCTCACCCGATGCCGGCGTGGAAGGAACTACGCCAGGAGTTCGACAGCAGGCGCCAGGAGTTCGACAGCAGGCGCCGGGAGTTCGACAGCGATGGAGACGCCTCGGAGCTCGAACTGCTTAGCGACGTATGGACCTTCGCCCCTCCGCTTGGCAACGATCGCCTCGGCCACCCAACCCAGAAGCCGACCGCCCTCATCGAGCACATCGTCCGCACGATGAGCCGCAAGGGCGACGACGTGCTGGACCCCTTCAACGGCTCCGGGACCACGCTCATCGCCTGCCACGTTCTAGGCCGCAACTACACCGGCATCGAACTTGACCCGGCCTACTGCGACCTCACCGCCAAGCGATACCAGCGAGCCACCGGCACCGTCCCGATCCTTGAGTCCACCGGCAAGCCGCACTCGTTCCTAGACTGACCTCATGGGACGACCGACCAAACTGACCCCCGAGCTCCAAGCCGACCTTGTCCGAGCACTCGCCTCTGGCGCCTACATCGAGGCCGCTTGCGAGTACGTCGGCGTGGATCGTGGAACGTATTACCGATGGATCGCCAAGGCGTCCGAGGACGACGCTCCAGAGGAGTATCGCAACTTTCGCGACGCAGTAGAAAAGGCCCGAGCAGCGGTAACGCTCCGCATGGCTGGCCGAGTCCTCGCCGCCGCCGACGACGGCTCATGGCAAGCCGGAGCATGGTGGCTTGAGCGGTCGCACCCCGACCAGTACGGACGCCGCACCAACCTCGCCGGGCCCAACGGCGGCGCCATCGAGATCAAGAGCGACGACGAGGATCGAGAGGACCGGCTCCGTCAGCTCGTCCAGGAGGCCCTCGAGGATGCCCGCAACCCTGGATGAGATAGCCGCCGGCGCTCGCCTTGAATGGCTCCGCTCCGCCAGACCCGAGCAACTAGAGCCCGCCGGCGACTGGACCTCGTGGCTCTACCTCGCAGGCCGAGGAGCCGGCAAGACCCGATCCTGCGCTGAGTGGCTCGCATGGAAGGCCATTGACCGGCCCGGCACTCGCTGCGCCATCGTCGCTCGGACCTACGCCGACGCTCGTGATACCTGCGCCGAGGGCGAGTCGGGCGTCATCGCCGTCCTCAACCGATTCTCCGCCGTCGACAACTACAACCGCTCCATCGGCGAGATCACGCTCAAGAACGGCAGCCGCATCAAACTGTTCAGCGCCGAGGAGCCCGACCGCCTCCGAGGTCCGCAGCACGAGTTCGTATGGTGCGATGAGCTCGCAGCGTGGCAGTACGCCGACACTTGGGACCAGTTGCAGTTCGGCCTCAGACTCGGCGAGGCCCCACAGGTCGCCATCGCCACGACCCCTCGCCCGACCCCCCTCCTCAAGCGGATCATGGCCGACGAGCACACGACGATTACCCGAGGCAGCACCTACGACAACCTCGCCAACCTCGCTCCGACGATGGCCGCCAGCATCCTTGCCAAGTACGAGGGGACTCGCATCGGACGCCAGGAGATCATGGGCGAGATCCTCGACGACGTGGAAGGCGCCCTCTGGACCGCCGCCATGCTTGACAAGCACCGAGTCACCGAGGCCCCCGAGATCGTCCGCATCGTCGTCGCCGTCGACCCCGCCGTCACCTCAGGCGAGGACGCCGACGAGACGGGCATCGTTGCAGTCGGCAAGGGCACCGACGGTCGTGCCTACGTTCTCGCCGACCGCTCCTGCCGTGAGTCGCCGGCAGGCTGGGCGCACCGAGCCGTCGGACTGTTCCACGAGCTCGGGAGCATCGGCACCATCGTCGGCGAGGCCAACCAGGGCGGCGACCTCATCGAGGCGACGCTTCGAGCGGTCGACCCCGGCATCCCGTACATAAAGATCAACGCCAAGCAGGGCAAGCGCCTCCGAGCCGAGCCGATCGCCGCCCTCTACGAGCAGGGCCGAGTCAGCCACGTCGGGCCCGACCTCAAGACGCTCGAGGATCAGATGACCGGCTGGCTCCCCGACTCCGGCTACTCCCCGGACCGCCTTGACGCCCTCGTCCACGCCATCGCCGAACTCAAACTGGCGAACGGTTCGCAGGCGGATCGGTACTTCGCCATGATCGCTCCCCCGTGTCCGTCGTGTGGCGTGGCAAACTTGCCCGAGGCTACCGAGTGCAGCGCCTGCCGCAAGCCACTATCCCGAGGAGCATGAGTTGGGACTTCTAGACCGATTCCGCCGACCCTCAGCCGAGGACATTGCCGAGGCCGCAGCGGAGCAGGTACTCAAGGCGATCGGGCAGACCCCAATGGCCGGCTCTGGATACTCCAACGCCTCGATGCCGTCCTACGCATCAGGCTCCGGCGGCCAAGGTCTCTCGCAGACTCCAGGCACGCCGGCGGTCCCGCTCCCTCGTCCGCCCGACGCCTTCGGCTCGCAGCTCGGACCAGCGCAACCGTTCATCCCGGCACCCCTTGACCCTCGTGATCCCGGCTCCGGTCGTGCGCTTCCTCGCAAGGCCCAGATGCCGGTGGCGTGGAACCTTGACCTCTCCTCGGACCGGATGACGCCGTGGAGCACGCTCCGAGCCCTCGCCGACCAGTGCGACGTAATCCACCGTTGCATCGAGATCCGCAGTTCCGAGATCACCAGCCTTGAGCGTGCCCACACCGTAGACGACGTAGCCATCAAGCGGATCATGGTGGAGCAGAACGTCAGCCATGCCAAGGCGCAACAGATCGCCCGAGACGAGTACGGCGAGATCATCGACGACCTTGACCGATTCTGGCAGAACCCTTACCCCGACGCCGGCGACAAGGGCATCACCGACTGGCTTACCGAGGCGCTCTGGCAGCACTTCACCTACGACGCCATCCCGATCTATCCCCGCCTCAACCTCGGCGGCGAGGTCATCGGCTTCGAGATCATCAGCGCCGACACGATCAAGCCACTCCTGGACAACCGTGGAGGCACGCCCGCACCACCGGCGCCGGCATTCCAACAGATCCTCTGGGGATTCCCTCGTGGCGAGTATCAGGCAAGCCCGCAGGCCGACGCCGAGATGTTCACCAGCCCCGGCCAGATGGGTGAGTTTGCCAAGGATCAACTGGCCTACTTCGTGCGCAATAGGCGCACTTGGAGCCCCTACGGATACTCCAGTGTCGAGGAGTGCATCCCGGCGGCCACGCTCTACCTCGAGCGGCAGGTCTGGATGCGGACCGAATACACCGAGGGCACGCTCCCGCAGACGTTCATGCAAACCGACTCCCAAGAGTACGACCCGGTAAAGATCAACAGCCTTGAGCGCATCCTTAACGACCAGCTCGCCGGCCAGACCTCGGAGCGTCATCGGATCAAGCTCCTGCCCGGAGGCCTCAACCCGATCTTCCCGCCCATGCTCGAGGAGCGGTACAAGGCCGACTACGACGAGCACCTCATCAAGCAGATCGCCAGCAAGTTCGGAGTCCAGCCGGCTCAGCTCGGGATCATTCCCAAGACCGGCCTCGGAGGCAAGGGCCAGATGGAAGGCGAGCAGGATCAAGCCGAGACGACCAGCAAGCGTCCAATCGAGGCATGGCTCACCGATGTCATCAACAACCTCAACCGCCGATTCCTCGGATGCCCCAAGGACGTAACGTTCACGCTCCGCCAGCC